ATCCTGTAAGTGACGAAGGCGTAGCACAAGCTCGTAAAGATCTTGGCAACCCTACTGTGACTAAAGAAGAAGCTAAAGCTAAAATGATTCAATATATTAAAGCTACCGCTATACCTGATGCTCAAAATTTTATAGGTGAAGATTTTAATAATCTTTCACCCCAAGTTCAAACGGCAACAGTGTCTTTAGCATATAATGTTGGTGGCGGCGGTATTAATCAATTTAGTGCTTTAAGAGATTCTTTAAAAAATAATGATTTAAAAGGTGCTTCTCAAAGTTTAATGGGTTCACTTGCAGGTGTACAAGCTTTATTTCGATATGCGGAAATTATTGAAAAATCCTTTGGCAAAGAAAATATGCCGACCCCTGAAGAACTTAAAGCCAATCCTAGAGCCGCTGAACTACTTAATTTTATTCATGGTCGTAAAGTACTAGGGAAATCTATTCCAAAAGTTTTTGAACAATATATTGATAATGATAGAATTGAAGGCGCAACGGTAATTGATTTTCTTCCTGAAAATCTTCAACAGATTTATAACGCTAACGGCGGCGGTACGCAAGGTGCTAAAGCAGTTCAACAAGAACTTGGTGTCGAAGATGATGGAATTATTGGACCAGGGACTCTTCGGAAAGCTTTAGAAGATGAACGGCGAGGCAAAGCTGGCTCGTACTCTAAACAAGAAATCGAAGAAGATGAAGTTTCTTTTAATGTCCCTGAAGAAGAAAAAGAAGAACCTTCTTTCTTTGACAGTATTAAAGATTTCTTTGGAATGTCGGCTGAAGCTTCTGATGTCCCACCCGTAGAAACACTAGAACAACCCCAAGAGGAAGTACCTATGATGTCTCCTACAGACGCTATGAGAGCGCAATCTCAAGGTCGTGTTGTTCTTGATTCAGCACAGTCAACCCCTACTAATCCTGAAGCAGGTCCAAGCGATACTGTTCCAGCTATGCTTACTCCAGGGGAAGCGGTTATTCCCGCTGCAGCTGCTCAAGACCCTCAGAATATTCCTGTCATTGAAAAAATGATTGATGAAGGTCGAGCTAAGAATCGCATGGCGGAAGCTAATGGTATTCCTGTAAACGGAAAAGAAGCAGTAATGTACGATGATGCAGAATTAGATGCATATCATAAACGAAATTTAACAGGTAAGTATGGTGGCGGTGAACAATCGCTACAAGGCTTTGCAGGAGGTGTTATGGAAGTACCTAGTATGATGATGATGGCTCCCCCGAAAGATCCTGCTATGGATCAGATGGAAAAGCTAGCGGTTAAACAAATGGGTTACGAACAAAAATCTAAAAACCGTACCCGCGATACTATTGAAAAGATTGGTCTCAAACATCTTGAAGATACAGCTGACGCTAATATGAAACAAGCTGCTCTTGATGAGACTATGGCTAACTATGGTATGGAAGTACCTATGCCTATGCAAGAAGTACCTCAAGGTTTTCAACAAGGTAGTGGTGATGTTTCTTATACTAATCCAGAAGGTTTTACTGAAGAAGAACTATATGCGGATCGCCCAGGCTTAGGTTTCTTCCAATCCGCAGCTGGTGGTCCTGCAACTATGACAGATATTAGTGATTCAGAATTATCTGAAATTGCTAATTTCGGCAGAACCACAATAGAACAACAAACCGCTCAAAGAGAGTTAGCAAGACGTATGAGTCAAGTGCCAATGGGTAGTGAAACAGTTCCTATCGAAGCTTCTGCACCTATCAAAGTAGCTGGTTCGGATATTACTATTGCGCCCCCAAAACCTGTTGAAACAAAAACTCTTACTGCTGATAAACCAAAAACAATAAAAACTCCTGAAAATGGCAAAACACCTCCTGCTGGGTCTAAAACTAGTTCTAAATTTTTTGAGGCGCTTAAAGGCGGTCTTGGTAATGCTTTTAAAAAGGTATTCGATGCAGAATCAATTGCTACCGCAGGTATATACTACGGTGTAAACAAACTTCTTGGTTACGACAATGACGTAGCAGCCCGACAAGCTGCTATGGGCTATGTTGCAGGTCAAAAAGAAAGACAACAACGGGTAGACGAAGAACGTTTACTTGAACGCCAACAGGCTAAAGACGAAGCATCTCTTAACAAAGCTAAACTAGCTGCTTTAGAAAAGCGCCGTGAAAGTGCTATTAGCAATCAAATCAAGCTTGACGAGTATGGGCAAACAACTTTACGTACTGCATTGAGCGATACAGGTCTTGATGTAAGTGATTCACCTACTCTTGTTTCTTATGTGTCATCAGAGCTTAGTGCTGTTGTTGATCAATTTGGTTTAGACCTTTCGGATCCAGCTGATTTCCGTGCAGCACAACAGTTAATTCCTTCTGTGATGCAAAAGTTTGTTACAGGTCTTAAAGGTGATGCTTCTAACATGGCTCCAGGTGCTATGTCTACTGCGGTAGACCGAGTAATGCTTCAACGCAGAGAGCTTGGTGATGCCTTTGAAGGCGTAACTCCAAAAGCAGCCGCTAATGTTTTCGGTAAAATTAAAAATAATATTGCCCGTGAACGTCGTAATAGCGATACTGGTTTTGTTAATGCGTCTTTTGAAGATCGCGTATCACACGCTTACAATGTGTTCAATCAGTTCACACCTGAACAACTTAACTCACTAGGTCTTCGCGCACCTAGCGAAGGTGAAAATACGTTTACTGTATTCTTAGAAAAAATGTTGGCTAATAAGAAAGGCCTGATGAATGTTAAATAACTAATAGAGGAAGAACTATGGCAGATATTAATGAACTCCTTATGGAGGCTGAACAAGCTTTGTTTGGCTCTTCCTCTAATATTGACGCTGGTAACGCTATCGGGGAGGCTACGGGACTCACTCTTACCGACCCTGATACAGTTCGTTTAGGACAACCTATTAAAGGCGAAGACGGAGAGTATTATCAATCTATTAGAATTCCTGGAGTAGATGCTTTAGAAGTAGAGCATTACACGGGGAGCGGAGTTGTACGTGGTGATTATGGCGGCGCACGACTTAACGATAATGTTTTAAAGCTTATTAATAATAATGGCTTTAATAAAGTAGTTTCTTCTGGTGAAGTAGATGCTACTGGTGGTCGTTTATTAGGTGATCTTCAAAACGATAAAGGCGAAAGCTTACAACAAAAACTATTATATCATAATCTCGTCATGCCTACTGAATATTCTTCGGCGGATGATGTTACAGCTTTTATTGTTGGTAATGTTGATCGTCGTAAACGTCTTCAGAATGGTCTTGCTAATGAATGGGATAAAGCTTCCCTTGAGCTTATGGAAGATCGTTATGCAGGCAGTAACCGAGGTGAAGTCAAGCCTCTTGCTATGAACGAAGCAGAATACGCTGAACGCCCTAATGCGTTTAGTGGAGTAGCTTTCCGTCAAGCTGATCGTACAATTAATAATAAAGCAAGAAGTATGATTGGAACAGCTTTCGAGCTAGGTAAACTTGGTGTTATCGAAGGTGCTTACGGTGCTATCGAAATGTTTGGTGAGATGTTTGACGTAGACTCAATGAGTCGTTATGGTGATGCTCATCAAAAACGATTAAAGCATGAGATTGAGTCTCTTCCAATTAATGATAATCAAGCTGCTTTCGACGAAAAAGGCAAGTGGCGATTAAACAGTATTATGGACTTTACAGAATTTATGCTGATTAATGCTGCTCAATCTGCTCCTTATATGGCTAATACGATTATCGCTACGGCACTCGCACCAGTAACAGGCGGCGCTTCTCTTGTTTCTCCTGCTTCAGTATATGCAGGTATGGTATATAACGAACAACCTGAAGATAATAAAAACGAAGCCGCTGCTTTGTTCTCTGGCATAGCACAGGCTGCGCTTGATGTTCTTGGTGTTAAAATTGGCGGCCAAGCTGGTGCTATTTTAACTAAAACTTCAATGCAAAAAGTTGCTAAACAGGTTGCTAGTAAACGTAATATACCGCTTGAAGAGGCAGAGGAACTTACAGCTAAGTCATTTCAAACTGCCTTGCGTAGTCTTAATAGAGACACCTTGAAAGCACTTGAAAGCGATATTGCTATCAATAATGCTGCTAAAGGTATTGGTAAGGCCGCTGGTATTGGTATGCTTGGCGAAGGCGTAACTGAATCTGCCCAGGAACTTTTAGCCATGGCTGGCGAAATGAAAGAGGTAGATCAGAATGAAGTTCGTTCTCGTCTTCTTAACGCAGCAGTAGCTGGCGGTGTTTTGGGTGGTGCATTCGGTACTGCAGGTGCTGTTATTGATTATGGGTCTGTTAAGAATTCTATTGGGAAACATCAAAAGACTGCTGATGAAGGCAATCGAGATGTTCGTTTTCAAGACCGTGAGCGTTCTAAATATAAACGTGTTCGTAGTAAAGATGATATTATTACTGAGTATGAAAAGAAAACACTTGATCTCCAAGATCAAAGTCTTGCAGAGCTTGGTGAAGAAGAATACGCACAGCGACAACAAAAAGGTTTGTTTCGTAGTGCTATCGGGTATGCCCGTAATGCAGGCGTTAAAGGTTTCTTTGAAGGTTTCAAGTCGAATACTCTAAATAAATTTATTGATATCGATGAGCTTCGTGATTTAGGCTCTATACTTGGAGCTAATAATATTAATTCAGGAGCCGATGATGAAGTAGCTTTGCAACTTCGTTTGGGCGCTTTAAATTCTATGGTCCCTATTGAAGAGCAAGCTCAACAAGATCTTAAAGTAAACGGCACTGCAGCTGTATCTAAAATTGTTTATGATCCCGTAGTACAACGTTTCGTAAAAGTCTTGTTGCAAAAAGCTGGTTCTATTAAAGGCAATCTTGACCTTCATCAAATAGCTCTTGATAATAAATTATCTCTAAGAACTGATAATCAATATTATAACATTCAAAAACCAATTCTTGACCTCGCAAGTAAACTCGCTAATCTTGATCGGGCTTCTGGTCGTAAGTTAGGTACTACTATGGATACCAAAACAATTGATCGCGCTGCTCTTGAGAAAAACTTTCAAGGATTTAAAGAGTTGTTAGTAACTAAGTATAAGGTTGCGCCTCAACAAGCTCAAGTTATGGCTGAAGATATCCGTGATATTAATAGTATTAGCACTCCCGAAGATGCTATGGATAAAAGCCTTAATTCTTTTGAAGGTGACTTTGATACTGGCCCTATGCTAAGTATTAAGGAACTCCATAAAGATCCTGACTTTAGTGAATTCTTTAATAATAATATCTTCTATAATATGGCAGCATTAAATTCAGCTACCGCACATAAAAATATTAACGATAAGTTTTTCGGTTCTGGTGGTCGCAAGATTGCTGGTATGCTTAAGCTTGCTCATAAGAATGGTAAAGTTACAAAAGAACAAATGCACTTCCTTGCGGCTGAGCTTAATGACTATATGGAAATGAAACGTGGTCGTTATGGTCGTATTGAAAATGATTTTCTTCGGAAGACTCAACAAAATATTATTTTCTTTACTACGTTAAATCAATTACCTTTGGCTACGTTGTCAAGTCTTGTTGAACTTAGTTTGTTGCCGCGATTGTTAACACGTGATCAAGTGTTTAAACAAATTGCACCATTAGCTAAAACAGCTGGTCTAGAAATGGCTAACTATATTAACGAGATGTCGTCTAAAGCAGGCTTAACTCAACGTAAGAGCTATCTTAAGGGTGGTCGTGAACGACTTGCTAGTACAGGGTATCTCGATCAACAACAAAGTGCGATGCAACGTGCTGGCGTAGATGATACTTCTGGTCGTAAGAGTAATCTTATGAATGCTTTCTTTAAGCTTATCTTCCTTCAAGGTTTTACTAATATTAGTCGTTCAGGTCGTTTAAGTGTCTTTGGTGATTACTTGCTAGAACGTATTCAAGTCCTTGATGAAATGGATTCCAACACTATTGGGTACTTAGAAGCTAAAGAAGAGCTTGCAGCAGTCAACGTTAATACCGACTTGCTACTGGAAGCTTATCGTAGCGAAGGTCAAGTTAGCCCTGAGATTTCTGAAGCTATTGAAAATGAAATTTTAGTAGGTTCTGTAAAATTTACTGAACAAGCAGTTGCACATCCTCGTGTAGGTAATCGTCCAAAGTTTTATAACGATCCTCGCTTAGCTTTGCTAACATCATTTCAAGGTTTCATTGCTTCGTTTACCTCAACTATTCTCCCAAGTATCTATAAGGGAATTGCAGGTCGTACACTCGGTGCGCGAGCGGAAAGCATTAAAACAATTGCCTTACTTATCGCATTTGGTTTCCTTGCACAATACATTAGGGATATCGTTAAGTATGGTGAAGCACCAGATTGGTTAGATGACGAAGAGAAATTCCAACGTGCAGTATATGCATCAGGCCTTCTAGGCACTGGTGAACGTATATACGACATGTTCGATCCTCTTTATCCGCAACGTTCTACGGGTGCAACCGAATCTATTGGTAATTTCCTTGAAGGCGAAATGCCAGCTATATCATACATGTCTCGTATTGGGACTACATTTAACAAAGCCCTTGAAGGTGATCTCCCAGGAGCCGCTAGACAAGGCTTTAAATCATTACCTGTAGTTGGGCCGCTCCATCAAGGGGCTGTCGCAGCTGAAGACTATTTAGACAAAGCTCTCAGAGGAGATTTATAATGGCGAAGAGATATATCCCAGGAAGTATTACTCCCACGGGTGCTTTGACTCCAGAACAACAATCACAAATGGAAGAAGATCTTCTATTACAGAGAGAGGAAGCAGAACAGGCTGTTGCTGAAAGGCAATTACCTATTGCACAGCCTGCTGCTCCTCTTGAAATGCCTGTAGAAGAAGATCCTTTAGAGTCAGTACGTGCAGCGTTGAGTGGTCAAAACTTTCAAACACTTGATACTACTCAACAAAGCCGTATTGTACCAGGGGCCGAACCCGTAGCAGGTATTATGCCTGATATTACTACGATGCAAGCCGAAGAAGGTGAAGTACTTCCAACAGAGCAAGGCCGTGAACGTTACCAAGAAGAAGTAACAGAACAGGCCGCTGAGAGTTTGTATCGGACTGTTCCAGTAGATTTTCAAACAGAAGATGAGCTAAAACAAATAACAAAAGAAGGTATGCGTCCTACTGCTACAGGTGCGCTATTCCATATGCGTCTTCCTCTTACTAAATCTCTTTCGGAAGGTCGAGTAAACCGACAAGATGGTTTAGCTGTTTCTAATATGGAAGTAGCGGCTGATCTTTTAGGGACTACCGATTACAACCGTGTTCTTAACGCTGGTGTAATGAGCTTCACTCGTCTCGGTGTTATGGCTCTTAAACAAAAAGAGTTTGATTCCGAAGCTAATAGTATGTTTGATACTATTGAAGAATTTAATATTGGTGGTCTTATGGAAAGCCCCATCGATCAACAGATCGGTGAAGCTAGTAAGGCACTTCAAGAAGGTGGTGTAGAAGCAAATACTTTTGTGTCGATGTTAGGTAAATCTCTTTATGAGACAGTCCACCCCACGCCTCTTAATGAATTTGGTTTGCCTACAGAGGCTATTGTACCTTATAATGAAAGCAATGCTTTTAAAGCAAGTCAAATTATAACTCAAGCTTTGGTTGATAATGGTTATCTTATTGAAGAAACCCGTACAACAACCCCGTTACCTAAAGGTCAAAATCTTGAAGACCAAACAGCGCCTAGAACTAAAAACCCTAAAGTAAAAGTTTATTTAGCTGGGCCTAAATCTCGTCGAATGATTATGGGTGCTAAAGATTATCTTTTAAGTGTAGATCCTAATGAATTACCTACTCGTTCACAATTAGTCCCTGCTTCTAAAAAAGGTTTTGTCGGCGCTCGTTCAGAACTTATGGGGCAAGATCTTGCTAAAGGTGCTACAGATCGTTTGCCGAAGGCACTAGAAAATTATAAACTAAATTTAGGTTCAGTCGCTGTTCAATATGATCGTCGTCGATTGAATGCTTTAAACTTTATTAACTTAGTAGCTTCGGATGGGAACTTTGCGGAACAATATCCTCAATTTGCACCTATTGCAGACAATCTTTTAGATATCGATCGCAATAAGATTTTAGCAGGCGATCCAGAAGCTCTTAATGCGGAAGAGACTAATCGCAGAACTCGAAAGCGTACTATCAACTATGCGAAAAATATTTCGGCTGATGGTCGTTCTCGTTATTTACCCTATAAGGTAGACCGTTCTGTTAATCGTGCATACCCTGTTTCGGATGATTTTAACCCACAAAGTTACACTCATATCCGTCAGATTATGACATTCGTTAATCGACCGTTAATTACTGTTACTAAATTAGAGCGACGAGACCCGAGTGTTTCATTGCTTTCTGATTCTGAAATTCCTAATGTTGGTAACTTAGAAGCTCTCAAATCGTTGTCTCAAAATGAGATGAACGAGCTAGATTTGTTGTTCTCTATTGAGTCTGCCCTTAGCTCTACAGCTAGTCGGCATCTCCCTGAAAGGACTCTTGCTGATATTACTGAGAATAAACTAAGACAATACGCTGAGATTGGTGGTTTACTTAAAACAATATTCGAGACTCCTAATGTCCCAAACGCATTTATGGGTCTTCCTCCAGAAAGTCAAGAAAAACTTATGGATGTATTTAAAAGTTTGAATCATAAAAACTGGGGTATGCGTACCTCAGCTTATATGGCGGCACATAGCTACGTTAATCAGTCTCAACTTAATGATTCTGTATTACTAGAAGCTGACCAACGTTCTGCTGGTCGTACATTCCTTGCTATGGATATTGGTGAGACACAAGTTCTTAAGCGTACTGGTATTTTTTATGGCAATGATTCAGAGTTTACTGAAGGCTCTTTTGATGTTCGTACATTAGACTTTCTAGCCGATGGTACGCCTCGTACGTACTTCGCAGCCGAAGCGGAACATGTATTCGAAGATTACTTCGATAGTGTTCAAGGTAAAGAAGGTCGTGCATACAACCACGGCGGTACTATTCGTGCTACCGTTAGTGACCTTTTAGAAACTCGTCCCAAATTCGCAGATGACTTTGGTAAAAAAGTTCTCATGGTTACAGACTACGGTAAAGCTATCTCAGCACATAAAGATGCTGGTCGTGCTTTGCTTGGTAAGTATCCAGAGCTATTCGAAGCATTTAATGCTGAAGGCTACGATACTGAAGGCGCGTCTATTGTGTTGGCTGAGGTGTTTAAAGATGCCCTGGCTCGAGTTACTGACTCAGCGCAGCGTAATGTACCAAGTGCAATGGCTCTTATTCAGGGCTTTTTAGGTACTAAGCCTCGCCCAATAGGTTACTTTGGGGAGACTATTCCTTTCGGTAAACAAAAACTTGTTACCCGTAAATCAGGTCTTATGACTAGTACAGGTTTAGACTTGATGGATGTTTCTCGTGAAGAAGACTTTGCGGCTCGCGGTGTTACAAAGACATTTAAAGACAAACAAGATGATGGAACAATAAAGAAAACAACATACGTTCCCAATGCTTACACTGCTGTAACTAATATGGTCGGACCTGTTAAGGGTCAGTACCGTGAGACAGTAGTTAACGTTGAGTCTTATAATGGGCTTACCGAACTTATCGGCGAACCAGCTAATGCTGTTCCAGTGCATGATAACTTTATTATGTCGAACAAAAATCTTTTGATGTTCACTTACTTTATGAATGAAGTAGGTACTCGAAAAGCTCTTGATTGGAATATGCACGCAGCTATGGAAAAAGATTTTACGGAATCTATTAACCAAGCCGCTGCGGAAATGCCTAACGAAATCCGTATGGAAGAAGGAAGCGACTTCTACGGCTTCCTCCAGTACATGGATGAACAAGTTGACTTCTTAGAGAATCGTATTAAGAACCCTGATGATGACACTATTCTACCTTCACTTAAACAAGGTAACTTTGTTAAAAAAGTAGAGGCCATCATTGAGGCTGCTAAAGACGAACTCGGATATGAAGACTATCGTACACGCGAAAATGATGTACTTGTTGTTAGTAAAGAGCAGTATCTTAATTTTATTAGGCGTTATTATTTAAATGATAAAGCTTTTAAAAATCAACGTGCTTCTTTATTTACACGATCTAATGACTCTAACTCTAACTCAGACCGCTCCATAGTTATGGATGCAGTTAAAAAACAAAAGCGCCTAGGGTTTATGATCCCTAACGCTGATGGTTAATAATAATAATAATAAGAAAAGCCCCCACAAGATCCTATATGGAATCTTGCGGGGGCTTTTCAAATTTAACCCTTCATAAGGGCATTAATGTTTTCTTTAGCAGAGCGTCGATACTCTTCAGCTTTCTGAGTAGCTTCTTCGAAGGTATATCGTTGACCAGTTAATGGGTTATTCTCCGTTTGGAGATGACCAATGTTATCTTGATAAACTTTATCGAGAACGTAGTCATTATATTTAGGTGTATTCAATATATCATCGGGTACTTCAATACCAATAGTCGAAGCATGTTCTGCATCAGTAATCTCTTCGCCTCGGAGGGCGGCTACATTGTAATTTTTCATTTTAATCTCTCATCATAATAAGGGTAAGAACTGGAATAGCAAGGACAGCGATCATCATATTAGTCTTCCTTCAGTGCATCGATCATGCACTTAGTTTCTTGGTAAATCTCATAAGCCTTTTGAGTAGCGTATTCCTCGTCTGGCTTTAGTTTCATAAAGTCTTCAAGAGTTCTTTTGTAGAGTGCATCTAAGTATGCAGCATTAATCTCTGGGGTAAAGGCAACATCTACGGGTAAGTCCCATTCCTTTACAATCTCCATGTCATCTACTTCCCATCCTTGAAGGGCTAGGTAATTATAATTTTTCATATCGCCTCTAGCAGAAAAAGTATTTTGAATCATAAACATCATTGACATTAAGAGATCCGATTGGAACCTCCGCTTCAAAGCCTTCTGGCTCTGACAGTAATGCCTCCTTAATTTCAGTAAAAAAGTTTTCGTAATCGTATAGTCGAACAAAGTAATCACGTACTAGTTGTCCAAGCTTATCAACATCGCAAGCGTGTGTAGAGAAGCTATCGTGTACAGCCCCGAAAGAACCTTCCCAATCAGAGGCTACTAACATTAAGTGCGCAGCGTCTTGAGAGTGAATAAAGTTAGGGGAGATACCAGAGATGTAAGCACCAATGTCAGGAACATGTGTGTCTACTCGACCAACGTGTTTAATCTGTTTCCCAGCAATACGACCGCGATGCTTAATAGCTTCTTGTCGGTTACGTTGGTATATCACTAGGAACTCTGAGGGAGTCCACCATTGAAGATGAACATTCTTATCGTCAATCTCTTTACGATACCCCACCTGATGCACAGCAGCTTCCTGAAGGAACGCCATTGTAGCTAGAGGACCAGGGCAAACCCTATCGATAGCCTTAATGATATACTGCGATAAACCAATACAGTCGATCATAGTGATACCATACTTATCTGTATACCCCTCCTTATAGCAGTCGGCATACATGCTCACAGACATGCGCTTTGCGCCACAGGAGTATGCTCTAGTCATAGCCGCACGTTTAGCGATACCCTTGCGGATATCTCTCATAGGCATTGTCTCGATGAGGGTAATTAAACGTGTGTTCTCTTCTTCCTTAACAACATTGTGGAGTTCCTTTGCGACCTTAACGTAGAAGTCGCTTTGGATTTCAGTATCGACGAGCGACACGAGTTCACCCGCCTGTTGGTCTTTAGAGATGGCAGCAAGGTGTTGCCAACCGTTGTTAGACCCATCAATGGGGATTGGAAGAAAAGTAATATGTTCTGCTCCGTCATTCTGTACATGAATCATCTCTATGCAAGCGGCTAAGAAGCTAAACGGTTTCTCACCATGAATTAAACCTTGTTGTGCAGTGCTATTAATGAGGACAAGATTATTGTAAGTCCAACGAGCGCGATCTTGAAGGCTCATCTTATCTACTGAGATAGACCGAAGCCCTTCGCTCTCTAGATAACCTTTATAGTCTGCCGTAACCCAATCAGGGATCTTATCGATTTCGTAAGACTGATTGTAACAGGTAGCAGTGTGGATAGCAAGCCATTTAATACCTTCCTCCCCGATCGGCTTCCCGTCGGCGAACATCATGAGACCTCTAGCAAGGTCATTACCTTGAAAGTTGAGGTAGGGTTCTAAGAAATAAAGACGACCACGATAATCACAATCAGCAAACTGCCAGAACACAGAGGTCCCAATGACTTCTGCTTTATTCAAGATAGTCTTGAGAGCATAATTCTTAGAACGAGCGCGGAGGACTAAGAGTTTCTTATTCCACTTCCGAGTAGCTTCGTTATAAGCTTCTTGTGTTTCAGCGTTATCATCTTTAATTAATTTAGACAAAGCAATCTTAACTTCTGATGGGTCGCCTTCTTCTGGCATCTCACCTTCTTCGTATAAGATAGTATTGAATTGTCGTTTAACAGCTTCTAATACGTCTTGGTTAATACCCCAAGCTGTTTGTTGGATAGTGTTAATACCCTTAACAAAAGGAGATGAGCGCATATCATTATCGTTAAACAAACTGATATACTCTTTATCCCAACCTTTAATTAAACTTCGAGGGCCTGTTTCAGTATTCTGAAAGAGACTACCAACCATCTTAGGCTTAAGAAAAGTAGTACCCATAAGAATCCGACGATCAATAGTCAACTCGTCTTTGAGGGATGACCACTTATTAGTAGCCCTAAGAGCGTAAGGTACGTTAAGAAGCTTAACATTATACTCAGGGTGTTCTTTGTAGGTATCAGGGTAAAGCTTCTTTAACTCAGTCATAAACGCAATACGCGCTTCAGTTTCTTCAGAACCTCTAATGAGATCTGAGTAGCCTGTTACTATGATTGAGTCGAGAATGCAGTCACCAATACGAAGATGATTACGGAAATCCTCTTTAGGTTTCTCGCTGCCATACTCAAGACCGATACGACGACAAACTTCGCGGCCAATAGCAGTAGACACTGTAGTAAGACGAGCGTACCCGTAAGGGAACTCCTCATCATATTTATTGTAGTGTGTTCCGATAGTATCTAAAGAAGTCATAACGAATTCCATGATACGATGAACATGATCTTTAAGTAATTTAGAGCCTGGATTGGCTTTAGGGTTATTTAGATTAACAGTTTCAACCTTATCTCTCAAATGGTCTACAATGTCTTTCATATAGTGTCCTATCCTACATATGGTTTACGGGCGTAATGCTCAATTATTATACCTGCTTTTTCAAGCATACGCAACCCTTCTTTGTCTTTTTCAAAAGAATCTCTGTAAACAACTTCTGCAATTCCACTCTGAATAATCATACGAGCGCAATCACGGCAGGGTGCGAGTGTTACAAAGATAGTAGCGCCTTCGCAGGCAATACCTTTACGGGCGCATTTAGCTAATGCATTCTGTTCGGCATGGATAATCCACGGGTGTGTTTTGTTATCGTCATTCCGAGTTTGGTTAGGGAATCCTGCGGGAGCGCCGTTCCAGCCTTCCGCTAAGATACCATCCTTAACAATGATAGCCCCAACTTTGTGTTTAGGATCAACAGACATATCAGCTACGGCTTCAGCAATCTGCATATACAGAGTATCATACTTGTATTTCTTCCGAGTAGCTTGGCTGGCTACAGTAATATCCTGAACTATTTGATTCATAATAATCTCTTTCTATCGCATTAAAGGACCACGCATCCAACCGACTAGGCTGTAACGAATTCCCTTAGTAACAGGTTTAACACAATGTTCTTCAAATGAAGGGAAAATTAATAAGTCCCCCGCTTGAGAAAGCTTTTCTTTAAATGGCGCACGGAATTTAAATTGACCTCCATTGAATTCGGAAGAGTCATTTAATAAAACCGAGAAGGATAATTTACGATCGCTAGTAGGTCGATCGTTCATTGAGTCAATATGCCAATCATAAAAACCTTTGTCCTCAGATTCGTATTTAGTAAATTGAAATGGTTCGAAAGAAGTAAGATTAAAACCGTACATCATATTATTAGCTTCTTTTAATTTCATTTCGAGATTAAAATAAAGATCATTAAGGAAAGGGGAATTATAAAAAGGCCATCCAATAAAATAAGTTTTAGAACGTCTTATTTTATCGTCTACTTTACCTTCATTTTCAAGACCTACATAAGCTTCTTGAAGTTCTTGTTCTTCACAGTAATTAATAACTCCTTTACAAAACTCTTTGTCAAGATAATTCTTAATTAAAATCATCGAAATCTCCATTAAGTTTATTTAAACGACCCGTATCGTAGTCGTAACGTACTTCCCCGCAAGGACCTGTAAGACCTGTGTAACGACTCTTAAGGACTTTCATTTGGATAGTGTTACGAGTATCCTCATCTTCATTACCAACATCACGAGCAAACGCAATGATATCGTAAGATACTTGCTTAATAGAGCCTGAGCCTTTGATGTCGTCGAGGGAAGCAATCTTACCATCTTCGAATGACTGACCTGCATTGCCCATCTTACGTAGATGAGATACAAGACCAATCCAAACATTCCACTTCTTACAGATGCCTCTGAGGTCATTCATAATCTTATCAATAGCTTCGTTACCAGTAAGGCTATCAGCCCCTTCTGAGACTAAGATAGTAATATGATCGAGGAAGATATACTCACAACCTGAAGCGCATAAGAATTCAATAAGACTAATGACATCACCGCTTACGGAACCGTTATGGTCGAGTATTTGTATACGCCCATCAGCTAAGATAGAATCAAAACCTACTCGAAGTTCCTCAAGGGGAATCTCTTCTTTAGCTGGATTACGATTAAGCATCATACCCGAAAGCTTACGAGCAGTCTCAGCGGGAGACTCTTCGAGGGCTACGATACCTATCTTTGAGGTTGTAGTTTTATGCAGATGAGCGACGATCTCACGGAGAATTGTTGATTTCCCTGAGCCTGTACCTGATGTCCACAGAGCAATTTCACCTCGCCGCATCCCTTTAAGCTTATCATTAAGCCCATCAAGACAAGGAGGATAAGGAATTGATTCAATTTCATTGTATTCCTCTAATTGTTTCCATACTTCCTCTCCAGCAACAATACCAGCAGGAGTGTAAGTGCGGGAGTTCCAAATCATACGAAGGAGTTCACCGCCGCCTGCATCCATAAGGACTTCATTAGGATCTTTATACTTACCTAAATCAGTCACCTTAGCTTTATCATAACCAATAATCTTAACAGCTTCCTCAAGACCTGCTTGGCCTGCCTCATCGTTATCGTACATAAAGATAACTTCATCGAAGCTTCGGAGATACTCTCGTTGTTCTAAGATAGTCTTCTTAGCTGTAGCACCGTTAGGTACGCTTACTACTGGCCAGATCGTTCCTTTCTCTGCATACGCAGTAGCAACCGCCAAGGCGTCAAACTCGCCTTCTGTAATAACAATACGTTTGCCACCCGCAGGGAAAACATTTTGACCAAATAAACCAACGCCCTTAAAGTCCCCAATCGCGCTGAAAGTCTTCGGAAGTTCACGTACCTTGTACGCAACCAATTCAGACCCTCGATTATAAGGATAGAGATAAGAGCAAATATTACCGTCGGAATCATACTCACAAAGAACGCCGAAATGCTCTGCCACGGTCTTGGTAATTCCCCTGTCACGGCAACCACGGCTAGCCAAACCAGAGGCCCGATGAAGGCTAGTATTCCGTTCAGAATTATTAACTGCCAATGATACCACTTCATTTTCCTTTCCTATATCGTGTGTATAATGTTGACACACATAACAATATGCGTGGTTATCATCATAGACAGCATTGCCATCTGATGAGCCACACTTTTCACATTTAGTCTTGTACAATTCCTGAGACATCTTCCATCGCCTTTCGTAGTACAGATAAGAATCCTTCAGCCACGAGCATTTCAAGTTCCTCGCCCCTAGCTGTGATAGTTAAAATAGCAGAGCCATCTTCTTGCTCTACAACTTCGTCAATGCTAATCATAGCCATCGCTCCGCTTTAGTAATTTCTAAGTGTCGTGTATGATCAAAGCCAAGCCCAAGATGAGACGACCGAATGCGTTTCTCAGCTTGTTTATTAGCGTAGTCATCCCGAAAGAGTGCATCACGAAGATATATCTCTCTCATTTCATACGCATTAAGTTGGCCTGGTGTGGGGAGACTAAATAAGATACGCCCCTCAACATCGTCCACAGTTAACTCAGAGAAGTCTCCAGAACCTGTATATTGTTTCCAATCAGGTTGAGAGAATTTCTTTGAGCCTACATATATACGATTAGTAGTTTTATCTTTAAGTTCGTAAACAAAACCAGCATGATGAGGGTCAACTAGATTCTTATTAGGGAGTTCCCAATGACCGTAATCACCGTCATTAACTTCGTCAACAACGTAATCGTCCTTCTGATATGTTTCAAATGCTACATACCAGCGTTTACCATCGCGAGTACAAAGGGTTAATGGCCCTTCCCACCCACGTTTTAATTCGAGAGACTTGTATAGACTCTCTTTACACCAGATAATACCTTCCGAAGAAGACAACTTACGATCGCCCCCTTTCGGTTGCGGTGTTGCTGTAATCTTTAATCGGTCATACCTGATGAATGTATAATCACCCATCTCAAATGTCCTAGATGTCATAGCCTAATAGCTTTCCGACCTTATCTACATCAATCTTTCGGTCATAGAAATCACCGAAGCCAATGTTGAACCAGTCTTTTTCATTACGTTTAATGTGAATCAAATGTCCGACGAATGTCAAAACATCTTCATAATCTTTTCCGAATCGTTCTTTGTATTCTCGAATGACTAAGTCTTTCCATTGGGAAGTTGACTCAAGAAGCTTTGCAGCTGTCTTAGGTCCTACCCTATGGAGACCCTTAATGTTATCTGTCGAGTCACCAGTAAGTAGCTGAGAGTAATAATTAAAGTCAGCTTCCTTCTGGGTTAACTCAAACTGTTCTTGTTTATCTGGATTATAATAAGTAAATGGATCACAAAATAAATCCTTATCGATACCAACAACAACAAAAGGGTCTTCATTATGGCGAGACTCATGTGCTGCTGAACGAACTAGGTCATCCGCTTCGCAACCATCTGATTGAATCCCAATCTCTTCTTCTTCAAGGATAGCATATAGCTCAGGCACGATAGAAGAGGGGTCGGCCTTGGGGCGATTAGCCTTGTATAACGGGAAGTCTACTGCACGAAAGTTCTCTACCCCTTTCAGGAAGATAACCATATCGTCAGTCCACATCTCATCTTTCAAGTAGTTAAGTTTTGTTTTGAACTTATTAAAAGCTTCATCAACAGTAACTACATTGAAACAAGACTTATACACCATGCTATCAGCATCAACTAATAGCTGTGTCATTTCCAACGGTCCTTCATATCTACAAATGCTAGGCGATAAAAATTAAAGACTAAGAAACCATACATACCCATTAAAAGGTAATGAAAGATTCCTAGCTCCATTGTTTTAATCTCGTTATAAAAGCTAGGTACAATATACATTAGTGATAACGTAACAAATACAATAGCAAACGCAAGTCTTTTAGGCATTACAATTCTTCCTTTTTACTAAATGATACAGAGAATAATTCGGGTTCTTCAGGCGCGTATTTAATTTTACGCCAACCCATTTTAAGTTCATACCCTTTCATATGGGGATGACGGGCTTTACGTTCCGCCCATTCCTTTCCTTTATCTTCATCAACGAATAATCGATTGATATATGAGGTAAGTGATTTATCTCTACTCATCAATGTGTCTCCGCTAGGTTATTGCCGACTTCATAATCACCCGACATAATGTTTACACCAAGAATCTTCGGTGCTTCCGTTAAGCCTTCTACTAAGATCTCACCTAGTTTATCAGCATGGTCTGCCTTACAGGAGTATTGGAATTCATCGTGATACATCAAGCGAGGTTCACATTCAATTCCTTCTTCAGCAATACGATTCTTAATGTAGCCAATAGCAATCTTCATCGTAGCCGCTTCAGCGGATTGGAGGAGGTAGTTGAGAGTCTGGTAGTTCTCTTTAACATAAACTCTTTGACCTCCGAGTCCTCTGATAAATCCGCTTCCAGTAGCGTTCTTAGAGTTTTGCCATTGGTTTTCGAGGCTTCGCTTAAGATCTCCAAGGCCAGGGATAGCAGCTGCGTATTGATCTTTCGACCTTTGTCCGACGTTGGGGTCCATTTTACCAGTAAGGTATAGACCAAGCTTACCTGCGCCTGCTCCAAATAAGTAAGCGTAGATCCACCTCTTAGCCGCAGCCCTAGTGCATCCCAGAATGTCAGCATTCTTTTGATGAACGTCTCCGTTAAGTACTTCATTTGTGAAATCCTCATTACCAATAAAGTGAGCTAACACTCTAAACTGATTACCAGCAGAGTCAGCACCCACTACTACATGATCTTGCTCTGGGAGAAACAATGCACGCATACGCTTTCCCCATTGCTCACCCGCTCCAGGAAGGTTTGCGATAACCTCATGCCGCCATCGGAATGTAGGTGTTCCAATGTTCCAAGCGCGTCCGTGGAGTCGCCTAACACCTGCGTCATCAGGCTTAGAATCTCTAATCCATCCTTGTGTAATGCTAAGCCGTGATCGAAGAGTAGTCCACTCGTCGATACTTCTACCGATATCTCCAAGCTTTTCCAGTGAGCTACTAGTGAGCTTAGGACCTGTTCGTTGAAAATCACCGCTTGGAAGTCGTTTAACGTTCCAGTCGTCGGGTTCCCATCCCAATCCATAGAGATACTCCTTTACTTGTTCGAGATTACCGAGTCGAGTTTTAACTTTACGAACACGCTGAAACTCTTCGCCAGCTTGAATAGGAGGATTATCGAGAAGAGCATCAGAAGGATTGACACTCCGATCAAGGTACTCACTAAGAATGCGGCAAGTTGTAGCGTTATACTCGCCGTTCTTTTTATATTTAGCTGTCTTAGGGGTTTTATCAATGAGTTCAACATGATGTCCCAACTCTGGTTCAACGCGTTTCTCAATGGCTCCCATCGTTTCTTGTAGTTGTTCGACAAGTTTGTTCGCTCCTTCATAATCAAATCGCCACCCGCTTATGCGAGTAGCCGCTTCAAATTCTGCTGCGTCATGTTCAGCGCGAAGATACTTAGGGTATTGCGGTGCTTTCGCTGCAATCTGTCCTACCTCTTTCATAAGAAGCTTAAACACTTTAACGTTGAGACGAACATCTTGCGTACAATACTCTAACATTCGTTTAGAATATCGTTCCCAATCATCGAAGTCTAGCTTAGAGTCTTCTAACTGTTTACCCCATCCAGCTAAGCCATGCTTATGCCCTCGGAAGTAATTGTTAGTCTGACTCATAGTCCATGTATCGTATAACTTTTGATTAGACTTGGGAGTCCAATTAAAAAGCTTCTTCATCACTACATTATCGAAACCAATAATGTTGTGACCAATGATGCTGTCTGCGTTACTAAGTAACTTAATGCCTGAATACAGAGAGTCAAGGTCTGAATCATAATCGCTGAAACAGTACTCGGTTCCTGTATCAACATCAATAGCAACAAGACACCAAACAACTGAAGGGTCAAGCCCATCGCATTCAATATCATAACATAACCTCATTACTTATCCTTTCTAGAGTGTTCCAGCGCTGCCAGAATATCTTCTGGGTCTGGCACTGGGGTCTCTGAGGGGTTACTACAGGTAGGGCAAGTGCGAGTGCCGAGAGACATCTTCATAGACATAATCTCTTTTCGACATCGCGAACATTTATAAGTCATAAATGATTCCCCAAGGAAATCAACTTTTGTCTGCATGTCCTGCCTCCTCGAAGCGTAAGTAACATTCTGGTACGAACATACCATGTCCTCCTACTTCTTCCCATTTAACTATAGTAGACCATTTATCGTCATACAAAGTATTAGCATGACCATCTGAGTCTATAGCGTATTGTATTTTATCATTGCCACTATCGACAACGATAATATCTTCTTCGTGGAAACCTAATTTAGCTAACGCTTCAATCTTGTTTCGAGTAGCTTGTTCTTTGTAATGTAACGTAGGCCAGTGATTACCAACCGCAGTAAGAACTTTTACTTCGCCCAAAGGATAAACATCATACATTCGTTTGAAGTAATGATAGTATTTTGCCATAGGTGATTTCAAAAAGATTTCGTTAATCTTTTTATGGAAAATTGATTCAGTATCTTCTCGGTCGTAACCAAGAGGAATCTCATTATCAACCATCCACTTAGCAAAGTCTTGGATTGGTCCATCGCCATCAATGAATATCATGCTCTGTCCTTTCATCTAGTATAGAGAGTTCTTTCATTCCATCAGTAAGTTCTTCATGAAGCCCCTTAGCCATCGCTAGCTGTAGGAAGCCATCATCTTCTTTGATGTAAGCGTTACCTTCGTTCATATGATACATTACAATCTCAGTAAGAGTTAGTAATGCTATATACTCTGGTAGCTTACTATTATGTTCCTCAAATAATTCCTTAAAGTTCTGGTCAAAATAAACTGCCATAACAAAGAAAAGATCTGATTGTTCTTCAGCTTCTTTTACGTCTTCCGACTTGGGAAACTGTATTACGTTATCATCAGACATATAAGGTCCTTTGTAGGGGATGACTCGAAAGCCATCCCCAATTAAGAATTAAAAGTCTTCTGCAACACCTACAGTAGTGTCTTCTACCGCATCAAAGTCAACGCTATTAGTTGGTTTGTACTCAACTAAATCAGTGACTTGTACGGCAGACAACATTACGCCAGTGCCTTTACGCCCTTGAACATCGTAAGGGTAGGTAAACAGTTTGACATTAACGCCAGAACCGTTACCAATAATAGAAGCGTCAAACGGCTTCCGCGCTGCATCGACTACATCGGGTGCGCCATTCTCGTCACCCTTGCGGTTCTTTGCTTTACGCTTAAGATTAAATGCGATCGTGCCATCTTCTTGTGGCTTACCTTTCACACCTAAATCAGTGAGAGTCTTAAAAGCTTCTGAGCTTTCTTCAGCCCGTACTTGTAGCTCGAATTGCTCAGTACCAAACGGTGCTACTGGCTTCATCAGCTTTGGGTAGTAAGCTTTCAAATCACGTACAATCATTACTTTACTTTCACTCATATTTATTCTCCATCAGTTTTATAGGTTGTGATTAAGCGGTCGAGATACCATTTTGCTTTCTTGGCATCCTGTATTTTAGCGTCCTTCTTACCAAGACGCATGAGATACTTGTAGACTTGACCCATCAGGTGTGCTTCTACACCCTGAAAGTCTGCAAGCATATGTTCCATCATGTCCATGTACTCGTAACCAGGAATTATCTCCTTGTAGTGAGCAGGGTTAACATGATCGTCAACAGTTTTCTTCATAAGAATAGTCTCCTTCAGTATTCTTATAGGGCCTTATACTACTCAAAATCGTTTGAGTCAGCTGCATAATCGTCATCTTCTTTAATATCTTCTAGAATAGACCATACTTCTTGACTGAAATTACAGCCACTCAAAGAGAGATTAGCTGTTTTAACATTCCAAGTGTTAACATAAAGACTTGGTTCAGCACCATGCATTGTAAGTCGAACCCAATGAGTAGCTGCTTTCTCCAAGTTCTGTGTGTAGACATCAATGCCTATTGTAAGATGTTTCTTAGCCATAATATTATATCCTTTTACTAGAATTAAACTCGAACAATCCAGCGAGCTTGACGCTCTACTCGATTAATATGTGTGTTCCATGTGCGATGCCACGGGGCGTAGTCGATAATAGCTTTCTTCATATTATCTTTCTTACACTCTTGGGTAATCATCTTTGTCCGAGGATTATACCGCCAAGTAGCTGAAGGCGTGTTGTAAGACTTAGTACCAGTAATAATGTTGTAAACAGTTTTAATGATTTTCATGAGAGAGTCCTTTCTATTTCTCAAGTTCGTGTAGTACTTCTGAGATAAGACGTTGTGCTGTATATAACTTATCACAAAGTTCTACGTTATCGCTAATGTCCTTACGAAGTTCATCGATCGGGGCATTATTGATTGCTTCTGCTCGCATAGATCCAGCGAGTTCAGCTTGTTGGCGGCGTTCTTCCGCTCGCTCTAGCTCTTGCATATGACGGGCAGCACTATGTTGCCAGTAACTCGTATGCTTTTTGTCTTCACCTTCTTTAGATAAACGTTTCATAGTGTCCTCATAACGTTCCCGCATTTTCATACTCCTTTCGAGCTAACCTTAAAGCTTCTGCCATAGAAACTTTTCGGGGGTAAAGATTGTTCTGCACTTTTATAGCACGTTTACGCCAGCGGCGCAACTCTTTTTTATCGGTCATATAGATTTCCTTCTGGGAATACGGGTTGGCTTTCTATGTAAGTATAGCTGCGTTCAATTTCAGGGAGTTTATTAATCGTAACAGTAGGTTCTTCAATTAAAAGATTATGAACCGTTGTGTCAACATACTCGTATGAATTCATATTCTCTAATTCAGCTGTCAACAGTTGATTGTTAATAAATAAAGTAAACATAACTATTATTAATCCAAAAGTCATTTCTTATCCTTCCGTTTTAAGTCTGCATCTTGAAGTTTCATTATGCCATACAATGCAAGCGGCATTGCAAGACAAATTAGTAAAGCTATTAGCATCCGATATCAGCCAATTCTGCTAGGCCGAGACCTGTCTCTTCACGAGCGTAGTTGAGGGCAAAGAGATGTGCTTCATTCCAAGCAGGATTCCCGTCGTTAAGTTCGAGTTGGCCTTG